CCACCGGTGAACTGCTCCCGATCATGGGTGGGCTCACAGCGTCTGTTCTGCCCGAGTTGGAGGCAGCCAATGGGTGACATCGACGAGTGGCTGAAACGCCGAATCCGACTGGCTCACGAATCAGCCGATGCCGCCGATGCCTAGGGCGATGAGTTTCGCTGCCACCACCAGCCAGATCCTTGACCGGTCGAAGACCGTCACCCGCCGTGACGGTTGGGAGTTCCTCGAACCAGGTGTCCTCGTGTGGGCGGTCTGGAAAGCGATGGGGCTCCGCAAGGGCGAGAAACACCGAAGGCTGGCTTTGATCCGCATCGTCGATATCCGCCGGGAACCGCTTGCCGAGGTCACCGATAACGACGTGACACGAGAAGGATTCCCAGGATTCACAGCCGAATGGTTCGTCAGGTTCTACTGCCAGTTGAACGGTGGGACCCGAGAGCAGATGGTGACTCGCATCGAGTTCGACTACTCAGATGACTGAGTGGCGAACGTTGACCGAGGAACTCGAGGAACTCGAACGGACGGACCCCGAGGTGGCAGCGGCTGCTGCTGCGTATGATCGGATGTCTTGGCGTGTCCGGTCTGGTTACTATCGCACTGATCGATCTAGGAACCGTCGGTTGTCTGCCCGGTTCACAACACAAGGAGAACCATGAATCCATTGAAAGCACACGATTGGAAGACGAGCTCGTTCTCAGCTGGCGGGCAATGCGTCGACGTCCGCACCACCGCCGACTATGTGCACGTGAAGCACTCGGGCGAATCAGCTGCTCAACAGAGCGTGTTCACCCACGGCGAATGGGCTGCGTTCGTGGCTGGTATGAAGGCCGGCGAGTTCGGGTAGATGGGCGGCACGAACCGTTACCGGATCCGTAACGCTGCGTGGACGACCGAGTATCGGAGCACTCTCACATCTGCAAGGTTGAGGGGTGAGTGGCTATCAGCGAAACTGTTGGAGCCCTCAACAGTTCAGGAACGCAGCGCGGATGGTTCGTGGGTCACGATCAACCCGTAAACGGGAAGGTTGCCACAACCAGTGGTTGGAAGCCCTCCATGTGGTTCCCACAGGCCCCTGGAGGGCTTCCAACGTTCAAGGCCCACAGTGGGACTACACAAGTCGGATCACCCACTCACCAGCCCTCAGATCATGCCGTAACCTGCACCGATGGGCGCAAACGAGTTGGGGGACATCGGCAGCTGGCTACTCCAAGGCGTCCCAGGGGCAGCGTTCGCCGCTCTCGCCCTCATCGCAGCCAAGGTGTACCGGCAGATCACGAACGATGTCACCGAGTCGACAAAGACCCAGATCGGGCGTCTCGAAACCGAGTTTCTGAAGTACAGGGAACGGGCCGAGTCGGACCGGATCCACCTCGTCGAAGAGGTCCGCCGGCTTGAGAAACGGTTGATCGATCAAGGTGTGTCGCTGGCAGCGTGCAGGGCCGAGTCGAGAGATCATCAGGCTGTAGCGATGCGCCAAGAAATTCAGATCGACCGGCTCGAAACGGAGATAGCGACCCTCCGGTCTGTCGGTCGGTAGACTCTGCGGGCATGGAACTCCCATCGGTCAAAGTCATGACAGCCGCCCTCGTGATGATCGCAGGCGCTGCCGTCGTCATCGTCTCCGAACTCCAGGCTGAAGGGATCGAGCTCCCATCGATCGTGATATCTGCGACGACGGTGTTGTCGGCGTTGGCGTCGTACCTGGTTCGCGAGACCCGCCCGTCTCCGTCAGCACGAGCCACGATCAACAGCCAATAAACGGGTAGCGTTACCGTCGGCGGGTCGGTGGGTCTGCTGCACCGGGTTTGTTGCACGCTTGGCCCCAATCCAGCGCATAAACCCTCGGACTGTCCGAGGTCGACAAACTCACGGGCTCGGGCCCATCGCACCGTCTCGGGGTCATCCGGGTGATTCCACCCACTGGTCTCCAACCCGCAGGTCATCTACAGTTCGTCGTTGGACGGGGTCCCTTAAGTCTGGTTCAAGCATCGCCCGCGTGTGCCAGATCAAACCCTGTTCCGCTGTAGAAAAAGGTTCTCCGGTTACCACCTTCCGGAGTAGCGGCCGCTACAGCAAGTGGGGCCTCCACCGTCGCCGATGGGGGCCTCACCCGCGTAACAGGCAACTGACTCCGCGCGGAGTCTGCCGCTACGCTGACCGTTCATGGACGAACTCGTAATTGATGCGTTCTCTGGCCTTAACCACAAAGCCACCATGCAGGGCGGTGGCAGCCAATCGTTCCCCGGGTACCTCGACGGAATCAACCTCCGACGAATTCAGGCGTACACCGTCATACGGGCCTACCGGGAATCTGTGGCTCGGACTCATACCGAGTTCAAAGACCCGGACCAGGAAGACGCCTGGCGTGAACTGGGGGACGTGGCGCCGTTCCTAGCCCAGATAGCTCACGGTGTCCTCGGTAAATCTCCGATGGTTGGTGTGGTCGACGCTGACCGTCCCATCGCTGACCGTCCCGACATTCCGCCACCACCGAAACAACCTGTCGTGACTGAGGGCACGGACCCGAGGGTTACCGCTATCGACCAGATCGTTTATGACACGTCGATCGAGTTGTGGGAGGCGAACGCTGCCGACACTCTCGAGCGGTGGCTTGAGGACATCAAGGTGATTCCTGAGCTTCGTGAGCGTCAGGATTGGTTGCGGAATTGGGCCACGAGTGATGGGTTCATCGGGAAAGTCACTGAGAACGAACGCGAGAACATTTGTGTGCTCGGCTCGGGGGTGTATGCCGTGTTGTGGGACACCGACCAGGCCCGCCCCAAAACCGAGATCTTCGAACCTGACGTGTATTTCCCTGTACTCGACGACGCTGAGCCGTCGGTGTTTCCGGCCAGGGTCCATCTTGTGTGGCATCGGACGGAACTGGTCAACGGGAAAGACGAAGACTTCGTTCGTCGGATCACGTATGAGCTGCTCCGTGTCGAAGACCTCGAAGGTTTCAACGTCGGACCAAGACCTGGATACCTAGCCGACACAGACCCGTGGACCCATATCTGCGTTCAATCGGATGGGATGTGGCCTATCGACGCGTTCGAAGAGCTCGACGGGATCAACAAGGGTGTCACGTGGCGGAAAGTCATGATCGACGGTGCCGAGGTCGAGTTGAACCAGTGGCCGACCGGCCTCGACTTCATACCGCTGGTCCATGTCCCTCACACGCTGGCGAGCGCCACCCATTTCGGTCGTTCCCCGATACCGGCTATCGCTCAGCTGTTGGACGAGCTGGCTGCTACTGACACGGACGAGTCGTTGGCGTCGAGGTGGGCAGCGCGGCCCCCGATGGCCATCGAGGGTCTGGTTGTTGACGGTGAGGATGCGACGGTTGATGTATCTCCGGGTAAGGGGTTCACGGGCAAGGTCACGGTCATCAACATGGCCGAGAATTTGGAGAAGATCGGGGCTCGGATCGCGGCGCTCCTCAAGCGGGTGTCGGTTAATATTCAGGTCCCCGAGGGCCTCGTCGGCCGGCTCGACGCCACCGATGTCCCATCCGGTGCTGCGTTGTCGTTGTCGTTCACTGCGTATGAGCAGACCACTGAGGCGTCTCGGTTGGCTCGGGTCGATAAGTACCCGTTGTTGATGAAGATGGTTCAGCGGATAGCGATTCATAACCAAGCGGAATCGTTGAACGGTTCGACGGTTGTGTACCCGGCTGAGGTCCGGTTTGGTGCGTTCATGCCTCAGGACTTGGCTGGTGTCGCAGCGACGATCGTCGGTTTGTTGAATGCGTGGGCTGTGTCACAGGAGACTGCTTTGGTGATGTTGCAGGATGCTGGGGTTCCGACCGAGGATCTGCAGGCTGAGTTGGCTTCGATTCGGGCTGTGATGACGGAGCACGCTGATCAGTTGACGGCTGCTACTGAGGATCCGCGTTACGCCATCGAGTTCTTGGGTCGTGATCCGGACGAGTTCGCGGTTGATGGTGGTGTGGATCCTGATGCTGGTGTTGAGACCCCTGTGGGGGCTGCTGTGAACGGTGCCGAGCCTCTGGTTGGTGCAGGTACCGCCTAATCGTTCGTGAGCGTCTTAGGTGGGCTGTGTGACCGTCCCGCTCGGCGCGGAGTCGACGATCGTGTATCCTCCCGAACATGCAGGCCGTTAACGGTCGGTAGGTCCAATACGGGGACATAAGCCGTAGGCGCAACCCGAAGCGCTGACGTTCGGGGGCTGAGGAACAAACCGAATGGCAGACGACAACGACAACGGCGAACCCGACGCCGGCGATCAGAAACCGACGATCCCGCCCCCACCCAAGGGCAAGGTCGACGACAAACCCCCTGACGACGACGACGGAAGCAGCGATGCTCAAGCGTTGGCCGACAAAGCAGCAGCGAAAGCTCGCCGCCAGTCAGCTTCCGTAACGAAGAAGGAAATCGCTGAAACTCTCGGTATGAGTGTCGAGGATGCCGCAGCGATCATCAAGGCCAAGCAGGATGCGGACGACAAAGAGAAGTCGGATGCTCAGAAGGCCACGGAAGCAGCGCAGGCCGCGTCGGTCGAAGCTGCGGAGATGATCGCCAAGGCCCACGAAACCGAGACACGGGCCAGCCTCAAGATTGCGTTGTTGTCACCAGGAGTGGACCCGGAGAAAGAACCAGCGTGCCCCCTCGACCGCGTCGACGACGTGATCGGGATGGCGTTACCTCTTGCTCTGGCATCCGACGACGAAGACGACCCGATAGCAGCAGCAATAGTGAAGCTGCGGGAGTCATCTAGTTGGGTGTTTCAATCCTCAGCTGAGCCCTCGACGGAAGGTAAACCTCCACCATCGCCACCAGGACCCGGGCGTAAGCTCGGCGAGCGGACCCCGGTATCGAAGTCCGACGACGACGTTAAGTCGAAGGTCGACAAGTGGAGAGAACGCCAGGCCGGTCGAGGGGCCCTGAAAATCAAGGAATAGCCCCCGAACAAGAAAGCGAGTTCTCTTATGGACCTCGGCTACCGGACGAGGACATTTCTGCCCTCGGACCTCTCTTGGATACACCGCCTCAATGGTGTGTTCGAAGCCGCCAACTCAGGCACGATCAACCTTGCCGACCCTGCTGTCGTCAAGGCCACCCACTACCCGGATGGGTTCATCAAGCAAGGAGTCTTCCTCGGGTTGCACACCTCGGGCACGTACGACACGTACTTCGCTCCGTATGTGGCAGATGAGGCCCCCGACACTGGCCTTACCGTTGTTGCTGCTGTCGTCCTGTCGGGATTCCCCGTCAACTACGACGAAGACGGCACGCTCGCCACGACCACGACATCGGGATCGATCCTTTTGGCTTCGGCGGCAGCGTTACAACTGTACGTGTCGAAGCTTCCCGGTCTCCTGAACGACGCCGGTGGTGCCCGCCCAGTAGTGCCCGCTGATCTGCCTTCTGGGTGGATCGATATCGACACGGCCCTTGGGACCTGAGGAGATTCTGAATCATGGGAAACATCACTCAACTCATCCCTGTTGCTGAGCTGGCCGAGGTCGCTCGAGCGTTTGTCCGGGAGGAGGACCACGAGATCAATCAGTACTCGTTGGCTCCGTTCTTCCCGTCGACTCTTACCCCTCTCACCGAGATCGATTTCTGGGTGGAGCAAACCGAGAACTTCACGGCTACGACCCCGTTCCGTGCGTTCGATGTCGGCCCGGATGTCGGAAGCCGGCCGGGTGTCGTGCAGAAGGCTGTCGGTCTGCCGGCGTTGTCTCGTGAGTACCCGACCCCCGAGTCGGAGGTGTTGGCTCGTAGGGCTGCGCAGCGTGGCGCCACGATCGATCAGATCTTCGAAGATGTCGTTTACGCCGACGTTGAGCGTGGGATCAGGTCGGCCAGGAACCGTATGGAATTGGCTATGGCCGAGTGGATCGTGAACGGCACGTTGACGATCAGCGAGAACGGTGTCCAACAGACCGCCAACGCTGGCCGCGACCCCCTTCGGGAGGCTTCGGCTGCGATCGTGTGGTCAACGTCGGCTACCGCGACACCGGGTGTCGATGAGGACGCTGCTTTGCTTGTGATGCGGCAGAAGGAGAACCTCGGTGTCGGTGATCTGGTTGTGTTGGCGAACAGGGCCACGTTCGACGAGTGGAAGAACACCGCTGAGGTCATCGCGTCGTACGAGTCGAACCGGTTGCTGGGTCGGATCTCTGATGATCAGGCGAACGTGGTGCGACGTGAGCACGGCTACCCGGATGTTGTGATCGTTGAGAAGGAACTGCAGAACGTGGCCGGCACGTTGGTTCCGTTGATCCCGGATGGTAAGTGGATCTACATGCCCCGCCGTGCTGTCGGTGAAGGCGTTTGGGGGACTCCTGCGATCGTCGAGTCTGACGATGTGAATATTGCTGCGAACGAGTCTCCTGGCCCGGTGGCTTACATCGAGGAGCAGACGAAGCCGTTCGTTCGTTCGACGGTGATCGAGGCGATAGGTCTGCCAGTGTTCACGAACCCGGACAGCACCTATGTGCTGACCGTCTAGACCGGAGGAGCATCACGATGGTCAGGAGAGCAACAACGAGGCTCATAGCAGCCGATCCGGAGCGTAAGAACCGGGCGATGTTCATCGAGAAGGACGCTGTCATTCCTGATGGTGTGCTGGTGTCGGATGACCGTTTCTACGACGACAGCGAACCTGTTGGTGAGATGGACGATGTGCCTGACTGGTACGACTCGTCAACTATCGACTCGGTTCTGACTGGTGTCGGCTTCGACCTCGACCGGGCCCGGTTCGCTCTCGGTGAGGAACTCGCTGATAGCGGCAAGGGTCGTAGTGGTGTGGTTGAGGCTCTCGAAGAGTTGCTCGACTGATGGCTTTGGGCGCAGGCGATAAGGCGATCGTTCAGTCGTGGACGGGTCCCGTTGATCCCTCGGAAGAGGACGCTGTCGACGAGGCCGTGACACGGTTGGGGTCGCCTTACGCCGCTGCCCTGGAGATCTTGATGATTGATCGGGGGGCGATGGCGCGTGAGGCGTCGAAGTCGTCGTCTGGTGACGACCGTTCTGACCACACCGCGAACATGAAATGGATCGACGATCAGATCAGTGAGCTGGTTGCGTTCGTTCAAGGTGAATCGACGATCACGTTTGTTGGGGCGGCTGAGGTGTTGTTGTCGTCGGCGTCGGGGGCTGACACGGATTCGACGAAGGTGGTTACCTTGTCCGCTGATAATTCGCGTCGTGGATAGGGATGGGTGCGTGACCCTTGTGGGTGGGCCAGGGTTCGACGCTGCTGGTCTCGCTCATGTGCCGGCGTTGTCAGCTCGGGGGCTTGGTGTGTGTGGCACTCCGATTGTTCATCCGTTGGTCTCGGTGTGGGATGGCCGTCTGTGCAGTACTTGCGGAGCTATCGCGTTCCGATTGAACTAGACGAATGCCGCACCGAGCAGGGTTGGACGACAACCCCGAATACTTAGCTCTGCTGGAACTGTGGGTGGACGGTCAGGCCGATCTTGATTCCCAGATCCTCAAGGTGTGGCGGAACATCGACAGGTTGCTGACCTCGATTGATGAGGGATCTAGGAACCGTGTCCGCCGGTTGCGTTTGCAGGTCGGCCGGTTGGAGGAACTACGAGGGGTGTCGGAGCGGATCATCGGTGATCTGACCGACGGAACCGCCAGGTTCATCAACGAGGGCTCTTTCGCTGACATCTACGCAGCAGGAGCAGCCAGGGCCGGGATCCCGTTCTCGTTCACGGCCCCGCACCGCGCAGCGTTGCAAGTGCTGGCCACTGACTTGTTCGATGATGTGCTGACAGCGACGTCGTTCATTGATGGGAACTCGAAGGATTGGGTTCGGAGGGTTGGCCGTCAGTTGACTGGTTTCAAGTTGACGGATGGGACTCCGGTGAAGGCGCAGGCCCGACGGTTCAGGAATTTGTTGGCTCCGGAGTTCCGTCGGCGTGGGATCGGTTCGATCGTCTACCGGGATGGGTCGAGGCACGGTTTCGGAGAATACGCCGAGCTTCTGCTTCGCACGAAAAGCGCGGTTGCCTACAATTTGGGCACGCTCAATCAGTCTCGTGTGGCTGGTATCGAGTTCTTCGAGCTCCTAGATGGTTCCGCGTGCGGTTTGGTTTCACATAATGATCCGCAGTTGGCGAACGGTCTGATCGTGGATCGAGCAACCGCATACGCCTACCCGATAGCTCACCCGAATTGTCGTCGTGCAGTTAACCCTCGCCCTGATCTCACGTCAGCGAGCCAGGTGGGTGTGACATCGGTTCAGTCTGATGAGGCTCGAGCTGATCAGACGGTATTCGAGGAGGCGTTACGGGATCAGCAACAAGCCCGCGCCCGTAGACGCTCTAGGAGGGCTCGGAGGCCCCGACCGTCCCGATCACCCAGCAGATGACGTCGGAACGCCTCCAGGGGGCTGTGTGCCGTTGTGGTGGCTGTTCTGTCCCGGTCGCATCCGCTCCGCGCGGAGTCTGTGGGTGATCATTGGCCCGTCAAGTCGCACTCTGCTCGAACCAGTCATAGGAGCCACCCCGCATGACGACGACCTCAGCACTCACGAACTACGGAGAGAACAACCTCGTCGATCACATGTTCTCCACGGCTGCGTTCACGAAACCGGTGAACGTGTACATCAAGCTCCACACCGGCGACCCGGGCGAAGATGCCACCCTGAACGCTGCCGGTGAAACATCGAGGCTCGTCACTGCGTGGGCTGCTGCTTCGGGGTTGGCGATCGCGACGAACGCTCAGATCCAATGGGGTTCTGTGTCAACCGCTGAAACGGTGTCGCATTGGTCGGCGTGGGATGCATCCACGGCCGGTAATCCCCTGTTCTACGGAGACTTTTCGACAGCGACCGCGGTGGATCCCGGAGACACGTTCACGATCGCGTCGGGGGATATCGACCTTGATTTCTTGTCGACGATGCTCACCACGTACGCCGCGAACGCCATGCTCGACCACATCACAGGTAGGGCTGCTTGGACGATGCCTTCTGGTGTGTTCATCAAAATGCATCTCGGAGCTCCCGGGGTCGATGCCACCGCCAACCCGGCCGCTGAAACAACCAGGGCCGGGGATGTCGCTTTCGACGCTTCGGTAGC